CGAAAGGCATTTTGATGGAACCATTCAAGCATTTCTTAAATATCAAATAAGACAAGAGGATATTGATAGAGCAAGGGGTAAAGTTGGATTTGCATCCACTTCAATAGATGGATATAATTTTACAGAAACTGGAAATTATATTAAAGTTCCACCTCATATTATTGGAATCAATAAAATTTTTAACTTTTCAATGGGTAGCACTCTATCCAGTGGGCTTTTTAATATTAAATATCAACTATTCCTCAATGACTTATATTATTGGGGGTCAATGGAATTGCTGTCTTATACAATGGTTCAGCGGTATCTTGAAGATATTGACTGGATTTTGACGCCGGAAAAAATGGTTAGATTCAACAAAAGAGGGGATAAATTATATCTTGATATTAACTGGGCAGATGTTCAAGTTGGAAATTATATTGTTCTTGACTGTTATCGGGCAATGGATCCAACGGAATCTTCAAAAGTCTGGAACGATTCTTTTCTCAAACGGTATGCCACTGCTATTATTAAACGCCAGTGGGGTCAGAATTTGATAAAATATCAAGGTATGAAACTTCCAGGTGGAGTTGAGTTTAATGGTCGCCAGATCTATGATGATGCACAAAAGGAGATTGACATTATTATGGAACGAATGACTTACGATTACGAAATGCCAGCATTTGACCTTATTGGTTGAAAATGTTAAACCCATTCTTTTATAACGATTCAAAAGTTGAACAAGGAATGCTTCAAGATTTAATCAATGAAGCAATAAAAATATATGGCATTGATGTCTTTTATCTGCCGAGATTTTACTTGACCAAAAAAAGAGTTATTAAGGAAGTAATTGAATCCGAGTTTACAAATGCTTATCCTTTAGAAGCATACCTAGAAACATATGATGGTTACGAAGGTGCGGGAACTCTTTTGACTAAATTCGGCATTCAGCCAATGAATGATATGACTTTAACTATATCTAGAGAAAGATTTGAAACATATATAGCTCCACTAATTAAAAAATTACCAAATGTAGAACTTTCTACCAGACCCAAAGAAGGAGATTTAATCTATTTTCCACTTGGAGATAGAATTTTTGAAATTAAATTTGTTGAGCACGAACAACCATTTTACCAGTTGGGTAAAACCTATATTTACAAATTGAATTGCGAGTTATTCAGATATCAAAATGAGCTTATTGATACCGGAATCATTACAGTTGATGATAAAGTATCAGATAAGGGCTATATTCAAACCTACACTATGATTGGTTCAGGGTCAACTGCCACGGCAACAGCAACAATTGTTAACGGTGGGGTTAGATTTGTCACAATGTTGGATAGAGGATATAATTATACCTCACCGCCAAATGTTACTTTTGGTTCTGCACCAATCAGTGGCAATTCCGCAACCGGAATTGCAACAATGATCGGAGGAATTCAAGATTTATGTGGACCAAATCCAGATAAATTGAGAGTTCAAGGGGTATTATTAACAAATACTGGTTATGGCTATACCGCTGCACCTTCCGTTCTCTTTTCCGGTGGAAATGGTACTGGGGCAGATGCAATAGCAACAATCGGAGATGGAGTTGTTGGAACTATTTCTATAACCAATATGGGAAGTGGCTACGCGGGGATTGCGACCGTTTCTTTTGTTGGAATTTCATCTATGCCAGCAGAAGCCATTGCAACTGTTGATTCTGGAAGCATAACCGCTATTCGTATAACAAATAGTGGATATGGATATACTCAACCCCCAATTGTCAGTATTTCTAATCCAGTGTTTGTTGGATTTGGAACCTACATTTATAATGAAATTATTACAGGTTCGGCTACAAGTTATATGGCAAGAGTAAAATCTTGGAACGTTACTTCTAAAATACTAGAATTATCAAATCCAACTGGAACTTTTGTCATTGGTGAAGTTCTCACTGGACGAGAAAGTGGAGCAACATATAAAATCTTTATAGCAAGCGATGGAGATAATTTAAATGATTATTATTCAGATAATAGAATAATTCAAGAAGAAGCTAATAAAATTATAGATTTTTCAGAAAAAAATCCATTTGGAAATTTTTAATTTATTAAATAGTTGTATAAGAGGTTAGGAAAATGTTTGGGTATTTTTATAATGAGTCCATAAGAAAAACTGTTACAGTTTTTGGAACTCTATTTAATAATATTCAAATAAAACAATATAACAGTGAAGGTGCAGTTACTTTTCAAGGAAAAGTACCATTTGCATATGCCCCCACTCAAAAATTTCTCGCAAGATTGAGAGAGGTCCCGGATTTAAACAAACCGGTTCAGATTACCTTGCCTAGAATGTCATATGAATTAATCGGAATGTCTTATGATGCCTCTAGATCAATAGCAGCAACTACAACATTTTGTTCTAAAGATATTAATAATAATGTTTTGCGAATGACATATATGCCAGTTCCTTATAATTTGAATTTTGAACTTAATATTATGACTCAACACAATGATGATATGCTACAAATAGTTGAGCAAATTCTACCATATTTTCGCCCAAATTTGAAGGTTTCAGCTATACTTTTAGATAGTATAGCTGAGACAAAAGACCTTGATATCGTTTTAGATAATATTACGATGACCGATAACTATGAGGGAGATTTTAAAGATAGGAGAGTTCTAATATATACTCTAAAGTTTACAGTAAAAACATTTATTTTTGGACCAATTTCTTCGAACTCATTGGAATCTCAAATTATTAAAAAAGTTTCTATTGGCCTAGTTTCTGGTGAAATTACAGCATCTCCAATAAGAGATGTCGTTTATGAGTCAACCGTTAGAGCAATTCAAAATTATACAGGAGTTATTACAACAACATTAACCCAAGAAGTTAAGACGACTGATACTCAAATTAGTGTTGCCAATGCGAGCAGCATTGCCCAAAATTCATATATTGTTATTGGTGAGGAAGAAATGTTAGTAGAAAGCAAAGATAACAACAAATTGAAAGTAAAAAGGGGACAAGATGGCACTGGCATTTCTGGTCATGTTTCTGGAGCAAATGTAAAACGAATCACTATAGAGGATAATTCATTGATTCCTTACGGTGACAGTTTTGGATTTGATTCTGATATAAATTAAGGAGAATTACTATGGGAAGACCCAAAAAGTTCAGTAAACTAAACGAAACCTTCAATCTAGCAGACCCCGTTGATGTGGACGTTTTGGTAGTTGAAGAGCCAAAAGCAATTCAAAAAGTATCTGAAGAGGTTGAAGGAGATTACAAATATTCCAGAGATAGTTACTATATGATTATTGAAAAGGGCCAAGAAGCTATTTCAAATGCCTTAGATCTTGCGCAAGAACTTGATACTCCTAGAGGCTATGAGGTTGTGGGACATCTTATTAAGAGTGTTTCTGATGCAGCAGATAAATTGATGGACTTACAAAAAAAGATGAAAGATATGAATGAAGAAAAAGTTCAAAAGGGGCCGTCATCCGTTACCAATAATGTGGTATTTACCGGAACAACTGCAGAAGCATTAAAACTTATAAAACAGCAACTAAAAGGTGAACCAGAATAAATAATAAAATGAACTTCTATTACTAATTCAATGGCAAAAAGCAAAAATGATAAATTTGGTATGAAGAATGATACCGAAGGTTATATGTCTTCAGTTGAATTGGATACTATTGAACAAAATATTTCTATTTTAAGAAAAAAAATTAAGAATAAAAAACAGCAACTCCCGGCCTGGATTCAATCTAAAATTACAAGAGCGGCCGATTTCACTACGGATGCTGCACAATATCTTAATACCGGTAAAGAATTAGAAGAGTCATCCTTTAAAATTAATCCCGAAACCCATTCGCGGCCTGCCGCCGGGACTAAAGCAAAGTCAAAAATTCCAACCAGCAAATTAACACCAGAAATTAATAATAAAGTAAAAGCACCAGTATTACCAAAGTTTAGTACAGAATCAACAATCGTAGACAGAATTTTAAATTCGCTTAACGAAGAAGAGGACTGCCCATGCCCCGAAAATAAAAAAGAAAAAGAGAAAGGGTATGTAAAAGGCTCAAAGCCAGTAATGAGCGTTGAAGACATTGCTAGTAAGCATGGTGTATCGCCCGCAAGAATTCAAAAACAACTTAAAATGGGCATTAATGTTGAAGGTGAGCATACTACTAATAAGGAAGAAGCCGAAGGTATCGCACTTCAACATCTTGCAGAAAAGCCCAACTACTACACAGAATTAAAAAAAGTAGAGAAGATTCAGTCTGAATCTACTATTGTTACAGACCTTTTCGGCAATCCGAAGTTTGAGTTTATTGATTTAGTTTTGCCTTCTAGTCTTAAAGAGGCTAAAAAAATGAAAGGCGAAGACCCCTGTTGGAAAGGGTATGAAATGGTTGGAACTAAAAAGAAAAGAGGTAAAAAAGTTCCTAATTGTGTTCCAGTAACCGAGGCAACTTTACCGGTTCAAAATGGTCAAGTAATGCAGATTCTTTTCTCTTGGAGAGGAAAGACAATGGCCAGTCAACTATTTTTTCCACAGATTCGGATTCCCAATAGAAAAGAAATAACTGATGCAATTGTTAAAGTTTATCCTGATGCAAGAGTTTTAAATTATAAAGTAGGCAATCAAAATGTAGGTCAGCCTATTATTCAACTTCCCAATACCAAATCAAAAAACTATCTTCTTCAAAATAAAACAATCGGCGAAGAGGCGGAGATAGATGAAGGTTTTTTAGATGATTTACGAAATAAA